TTGATCTTTTTCTTTTTATTAATGCGCGAGCGGCTTTTGCTTTGCGCTTAATTTTTGCTTTTCGTTGTGAGATACGACGCTTTAATCTTTCAGCAGATGTCATGCGCGTAACCTTACCACCACGAATCGTATATCCTTTAACAGCCGAGAACTTTTTTCTTCTCTGTACTGTCACTTTACCCTTCACAGTTCTCACACGCGCACGAATAAGTTTAGTGCGACCCATGCGAACCACATTACGGTTCTTTTTTACCGCTTCAACAATAATATCTTTAATAGCGTTTAAGATGTTGCTCATTTGTTTATGCTAAGATTGACCTTGCTTAATGCAAAGTGTGCTGCTTTTGTGAATCCTTTTGGATTGGTGAGCATCTCTTGAAACTTCTTTTTATTCTCATCATTTAGCGCACCGTGAACCATATGAATGGCTTTTGCTGCGCCGTGACTAACCTTGAGTTTAGAACCATCCTCAAACTTCATGTGTTTTGCCGTAGCACTAGGTGATTCTTGTTGTGCATATGCAGCAACTTGTTCAAAACTTTCCATAATCCCTTCTGAAACACCAGTAAGTTCTTGCTCTGGACCATTTGAAGAATATGGCACAGTAAAAGACAATCCTAGTTTTTCGTTCTTATACAATGCAACTCTTTTACCGTCAGGGAAAATACGAATTCCCTGACGCTTTAGAATCAACATCATTGGAGGATCGTTGAATGTTGCCTCGCTGATATAGTCGTCGCGAGAAACTTCATATCCGTTTTGAATATTACGGCGAACTGCAGTGACAGATTGCTGTGAACCAATTGCAGCATCAGATGCTGATTGGTAATAGCGATTTAGAACATCGCGTTGATTTCGTGGGAGTTTTGCAACATCACCAACTTTAGCATGACGCGCCATTGCAATTTTAAGTGCAGGCAACTCACTGGCTTTCATCAAGCCACCGCGAACCAACTGAGCAATGCGCTGAGCGTTAGTTCTGTTCTGTTTCTGCAGGTTCTGCTGTTGTTGCATCGGATTCGATGTCTGTTGATCCATCTGTTCCGTCAACTTCAAGCGTAGCGTCTGTAGGTTCATCTGTTTCTTCTGTGCCTAATAGGTTAGATGCGATTTCTACTTTCTTAACTTCTAATGCGTCTGCGACTTTAGTTGCCATAGCAGCATTAAATGCTGTTTCTAGCGCGTTTTTGTCACCAGCGATTGCCAAATTTACTAATTCTACAGTATCCATAATATCTCCAATTATTTAGCCAATTGTGATTTAAACATCTGATTGATGTCGTTTGTTTGCGGAGCAGCAGCAGGTCCCATTGGTGCAGCAACTGGAGCAACTCCACCTGCAGCCTCTGGCATTACTGGCTCATCTTCTCTTTCTTGCTCAATCTGTCCGACAATCTCTTCGATCTCTTCTTCGTCGAGGTTCAACACCTTCTTGCGAATGTAATCCTTCGAGAAATAGACACCGACATAAGGATCGATTCTCTGCATAATATCTAATCTTGTTGTTAACAATTCTGCGTTCTTGAGTTCAGCAAAATTGTTGTCTTTAAGAAAATCGTAGTGAATCTTTTGTTTCAACTCTTTCCACTCATCGACTGAGCAAATGCCCTTGAGTGCTAGTTGACGCTCCATTAGTTCGTCGAACATCAATGTAAATTTTGAACGAAGTTTGTCAATAAACTTCATAAACTTCAGTTCATCGCGAGTGATCTCTGATGCACGACCAAGGCTAAAACCAGTTTGTGGTTCAAGTCTTGACACAGGAACATTCAATGACTTGTATAGTTTTTGTTCAAAGTAACGAACATCAGCCAGTTCGCCAAGATTCTCACCAGCAGGAAGAGTTGTAATCTCTGTAGACTTACCTTCACCGCGACGAGGAATCCAAAAGTCTTCCATCATTGACATAAACTTACGATCGTCTCTAACTTCACCAGTAGAACTATCGTAGACAACCTTGTTTCTAAACTTTGTCATGAAGTCCTTTAGATATTGGTCTGCCTTTGTCTTTGGTAGATTACCAACATCGATGTAGAATACACGACGCTCTGGTGCGCGAGAGATACGATAGATAACAATCGCGTCTTCGACCATGCGAAGTTGATTCAATGGTTTGATGGCTTTATGAAGGTATGACATAACCATACTTCTCTTTGGGTCCATCAACCCAGAGTTAACATTTACAACGGCATCAGCAGCAATTTTCACACCAGAATCTGATGGTGAAGAGACAAATGTTTGCCCCGTTTGCGTTGCCTTTTCGTTGTAGACATAAAATTCACGAGAGCCAGTTACAACTTCAACTCCCGTTCTTGGGTCTCTTTTCTTATCAAGAATTCGAACCTTTTTGACCTTACGAGGGTCAAGATACACTAATTCTCGAATGCCAATTTTTGGCTGCTTTTCGTCAATGAGAACTTGATAATACAATCTACCGTCGATATACCATTGACGGAAAATGTCATTGCCGTTGTTTGAGAAGTCCATTAGTCTTAGGACATTATCAAACTCTGTGCGAATCATGTCTTTGATGTTATCTGGCTGGTCTAGATCGTCAAGAATGATTGTAACGGATTTGCCTTTCTCATCGTGCACAATTGATTCATTCACGATGTCATCAATAGCAGACTCGAGTTCTGGCTGCATTGCCATCTCGCGATATCTTGTGATAAGATCGTTTTCTGTTTTGAATGAGGAATCAAGATCTAGATATGTACCAAAATAACCACCAGAGGTAATAGTCACTGCACCATCATCAGTAGTTGGTGCAGTGACTGCTGGTTGCAATACCTCTGTGGATTTATCTCGGCTTATCTCGAATCCGAATAGTCTAATCCCTGCCATAAATTAACTCCATGATAAAATAGTGACCAAAGTGATCAAACAACGCTTTCGGCTGCTGCTTCCCACCATTGATATGCAAAAGTCACTGAGTATTCTTCAATCGAATCATTGTTGCCCCAGTCGAGATCGATTGGTGCGAGGTCATTTGGGAACATGCCTACAAACTTATATTGCTTGATGATCTTACCTGTCTTGCCATAGTGCTTGACAAAGGCATCAGTTCCATAAGATGTTGGTGTAGCAGCAGAAGCTGAGCGAGTATTGAAGCGATGAGAATTGATCCCATTCATCCATCTTTCGAAGGCATTGCGAACAACGAAATCTTCGTCGTTCAATACTGTCACAGTCCAGTCAGCAAATGTACGATTGCCAGCAAACTTTACTTCGCGACCGAAGTATTGTACTGGCACTATACCAACTGTAGATCCTGGAATCTGTGCAGTTTTACAGACGAAACGCAGTTTTCTTGCTGCGTTTCCTGGCTGTGCAAAGGATGGAAAATTCATCTCAACTTCAAACAGATTGGCTCTTGCGCCGTCAAACTGCATTTGAGAACGAAATTCAGATACATTAAAAGCCATTGTATTCTCCTGACTTTATCCTATTCTATTTATTAGAAGCGTCCAACGATCTCGTCGAAGGCAACGCCGCTGCGAACAGCGACAAAGTTCAACTGGATGAAGTTTACGCTTCTTGCTGGTTTGACATAGATATCGCCAACAAACTCGTTACGGTCAATGACACCCGCTGTATTGTTTGTTTCGTCACAAACAACACGGAAGTCAAAGATACCACGACGACCCTGTACATCTCTCAAGAATGGTTCCACGAGGGCAACAAACTGTGCTCTTGTAAACTCATCGTTGAATTCGAAGAGGCTAGATCTTGCTGCTGAAGAGATTGCCTTTTCTAGTACAATGAACAAGCGGCGAACATTGATGCGGTCAAATGCGCTTGGGCGACCCTGTAGAGTCTTGTCTCCGAAGAGAACTGTACCCTCTCCAGGGAACGATACAACTGGATTTACACCAGACTTGTATAGCGTATCGCGCTCTGATTGCGTTGGATTTAATCCTAGTTTGACTAGATTACGAATCTGACCACGATTTAGACCAGCAGGTGAGAACCATGGGTCGCGTTGTAGGTCTGTACGAACGCAGAGACCAGCAATGTCAGCATTGAGTGGAACCCAACGGTAAACATCACTGTACTTGTCGTACTGATACTTCCAACCCGAGTCCATTACACCGTATGAAGTGCTGGTTAGCGCGTTGCGATAGTTGACAACTGCAGAAGCAGAGGCTAGTGTACCAACAACATTCGCTAGGGCTGGCGATACGAAGGCAACGCAGTCCTTACGAGCAGAGGCAACTGTTAGATATTGATTTGCTACTGTAGCAGCATCAACTGCTGCGTTAGCACCAACACCGCAATCTCCAGCGAATAGCAAGGAGATGTCAACCTTCTCAGCATTGTTGAATAGGTTGATTGCTGTTACTAGATTTGCCTGAGTCACAGAACCATCAGCACCATTTGATAGTGATAGCGTTGAGACTGCTGGCTGGTGGAACTTGTCACCAGAAGCATTTACTGTTGCAACTGTCTGACCCCATGCATTTGTAGCATTTGAACCAGCAGCATGTCCTAGCCAGTGAATCCACTGTGAGTTACGGAATAGAACTTCCTTGTAATAGATTGAGGAACCGTCGTCTCCGCGAGCATCGCTTGCCTTGGATAGATTTGCCCATCTTTCTAGAACTGTATTTGCTGTTCCTGTTAGGAGACCATCTTCGTCAACCACGACAACATGGAGTTCGTCCTTGAGGTTGTTGTTTCCAGTTGTTGCAGCAGCATAGTTCGAAGTATTTGGTGCAGCATCAAAGAACGATGCATATGCCCAGCCAGAGAATGTTGAACCATCAGCGCAGACAGAAACACGAAGCGAATTACCAACCGCACCAGGATATCTTGCTGACCACTGTACGAGAGTGTTTGATGCAGAGTACTGGTTGTTGAAGTAATCTTCGTCATTAGCAATGGTGATAAAGTGGCTTGTGTTAGAAACAGCGTTGTTAGACGCGTTTGCACCAGCCGTTGGATTAAGCACACGAATGACGCGAAGGTCGTTACCGTAAGCGAGGAAGTTTGCAGCAGATAAGAACGATCCTGCTGTATTTGCATCTGGTTCAAAAAACTTCTGAACTAGATCTGATTCGCTTGAAACTTGGATGATTGTATTTGCTGGACCCCAGCGAAATACGCCAACCGTTGCGCCAGTTGATGTACCAACTGCTGGAACGGATGTTGTTAAATCAATTTCAGAAGTGTTCACTCCTGGAGAAACTAAAAATGCCATGGTTTTACTCCTGTTTGGGAGAATAGAAATTCTACGGTTTATTTAGTATTTTTGAGGTTCTAACGATCCACGACCTTCCAAACTGAACCGCCAGACACGAAATCGAAATCTGGATTATCAACATCTAGATGACCCGCCATAGGCAATGGAAGCGCATCTTCTTCAATCTGCTTCATTTGGTCTTCATATAATCGTTCTTTTAGGTTTGTATTGGTCAAATCTGCAAAAAAGGCTTGGTTGGTCATCCACGCGAATAACACCAAACACATTACCAAGTCGTCATGGCTACCCTCTTCTGCCTCAAAACTGGTGCCTTTAGCGATAAAGGTGGATAATTCTGCAATTGTGTCAAAGTCTTGAATGAGTAATTTTTGCTGTTCGATTAAACTTTTAACAATTGAACAACCCAGACGCTTGACAGATTTGGTCGTACGAACACCGCGATTAGACTTGTTGCCGTATCCCCAGGTCAGAGCGATCTTATTTTTAATTTCAACGGTCGATAGAATGTTCTCATATTCATAATCTTCGAAGAGGCTATCCACAACCTGTTGACCGTTGTCATTAATCTCGACCAATGCATATGCTTGATTGTAGTAATCGCCCATTTTCTTTATGATTGATGGATAGACCAATGGGCTGATATTATTATCTTTGTATGTGGCTACGAGTTTATATGGGATAGCGCAGTCAATCACCACACAGGCTGAGTAGTCTAGACCCTTGCCTCTTGATGTGTCAGCAATAATGACATAATTATGCCCCTGCTGTGGTTGCTCATAGATCTTAATGCCATTCTCAGAAAGGTGCATTGGTTTGACAAACGCAAGAGATTTCAGTGCCGCCGCTGATAGCAGTGTGCCAGCCGATCCCATAAACTCGCATTCCATTTCCTGAAGGAACTTTTCTTCACCAAGAACTCTGCGCTGTTCGTCTGCCCATTTCTGGTCGCGACCTGGAACCTGACGCCAGTTGGCTTCGATATGCTTGAATCCGTTTTGACCCTCAACAGCCTCCGTCCACATTCTATAATAGTGGTTCATGCCATTTGGTGTGGAAGAAATTAGAATCTTTGACTGTGTACCAGAGGAGATAGTTGGATACACGGAGGTGAAGAACTCTTCAGCAATATTGCTAGGAACGAATGCGAACTCGTCAAGATATAGCAGCGAGATAGAGTAACCACGAATCGCGCTAGAAGCAGTTGATGATGCAAGAACGCGGCAATTATTTTCTAACTCAATGTCGCCCTTGTTCCAAGTCTTAACACCTTGTTGCAGCCACAACGGCAATGACTCATATGCGATTTTAATGCGATTCAGGATTTCGCGAGCCGTGGGTGCTTTGTTCGCCAGAATTGCTACGAACTTGTCTTCATTGAACAGAATATACCACAGGATATATCCAACGACCATTGTGGTCTTACCAACCTGACGACCAGCCTTTACTATTACTCGGCGATTGTCATTGATATCTTGGACTGCTTGCTTTTGAAATGGATACAGAGAAATCTGCACGAAACCTTTATCAAGAGTAATAATCTTGACATAGTTCTCGATAAAGTATAATGGATCTTTCGCGCACTTGACATACTCGCGGACCTGATCTTCCGTGAGCGACAACTGCATGTTGATTCGCTTTAAGTTGGGATTCCCCAAATAATTTTTAATTCTAGTCGGCAGATTCATTCTTTAATCGTTTGAGTAGATCTGCTGTGGAGCCAACAAACACAGCCTTGTCTATTGCGATATTAGTATTAGTAGGCGCTGCTTCTTTAGGCTGTAGTTCTTTTTGTTGTCGTTGTAGAATCATCAGTTTCTCTGTGACATCAGAGAGATTCTTAATCATATTTGCAGCAACTTCGTATGCGCGAGGATGATTTGATTCTTTAGCAACTTCAAGAATACCTTCTAGGGCTTCGTTGCCTTTTTCGATTAGATTGTAGTAATTCGAGCGCGAATAATCTGCGTCTGGATTTTCTGTGTGCGACTGGTGTACTGTTATAGGCTTGTCGTCTTTTACAACAGGAATATACTCAGTGTCCAGTATGTCACTTAATTTATTATTTGTGTCGCTCATAAATTATGTAATATTTGGATATTCTTCGATAGTCTGTGTAAATCCAAAGTCGTCATTTGCATTGGCAGTTGATGGATCTGGAATCACAGTCAGATTTACAAGTTGATTGTCGTTCAAGTCAAATGTACTTATTCTATATGCAGTATTTGTCACCGCGCCAGTGAGTTTTTGGTTTGCAATTAGCACACCACTCACATCAACAACAACAATTTGATTAGCAACATTATCCCAAGATTCCACGAAACCAGAAGCATTTGCTCCATTAACAGTTCTGCCTTGGAATACTAGTTCGCCGATCTTGTAATCACCAGAGCCAGCGGTCAGATTAATCTTTCGCTCGCTGGTCTGTAGATATGTGCTATCATATGTGTTTGCGGTAGACTTACGAATAATTTTTGTATTGCTATTGATTGGACCATAGAGATATGCCTTAACAGTAAACTGTAAAGTCCACACTAAAGTTCTTAGTTCTTCGCCTGTGCCAACATCACCTGTTACTGAATAATCAACAGACTCAAGAATAATAGGCACATCAACATTGCTACCAACATCAGCAAGATCTAGTGTGAGCGTATAGTCTGGTGAGAAATACGGAAGAATCTGTTCGATTAATTGTGTGCCGTCTTCAGTATTTCGAACAAAAAGGTTCAACTGAAAATTGTAGTTGTATGGAGCAACATGAGCAGACTTGACC